GAACGGAACTCGTCTAACGAGATAGAGTTATCGAGTAATGTAAGTCGAGTTGTAGTTGATAATTTGGAGTACCCAAGCATAGATGTAGTGCAACGAGGAGACAAGTTATACGACAGAAGAAATAATAGATATACATTTGACGAGGATTTAATAGTTGATATGACAACCATTCTTGAGTGGGATTTACTCCCCGAACACGCAAGGCAATATATAACTATTAAAGCAGGAAGGCAATTGCAGGAAGCGATTATTGGTTCTGCCGAACTAACTAAGTTAAATCTGACACAAGAAGTAGAGGCTCGTAGTGCTTTTTTGGAAGAAGAAACAAGTAAGACAGAACATAGTATGTTGCGTGGACATCTTAATAGAACTAGCCCTGTCAACACTTACATACCTTCTCGCACACTTGAGCGTTAACTATGCCACTAATCAGTAGCTCTATTCCCAATCTTATTAACGGAGTAAGTCAGCAACCAGCAGCGTTACGCCTGGCATCACAGGCAGAGGAAGTAATTAACTGTATGCCTAGCCCTGTTGAAGGGTTAAAGAAAAGGCCGCCTATGCAACATATAAAGAAGTTGTTTACGGGATCAGCTGGTACAGGTAGGCCATTCACACACATCGTTGATAGAGATGGTGTAATAAGATATTTAATTTTTATACAAGATAACGCTATAAAAGTATTTGATTTAGACGGCAATGCACAAACAGTATCTACACCTAACGGCACTAGCTATTTAAACATTACAGGAGAACCTAGCTCTACATTTAGGGTTGCTTCTATTGCCGACTTTACATTCATAGTTAACAGAGAAAAGACAGTTACTATGGACACTACAAACAAGTCATATAACTGGGGTACAAAGTCAATGGTATTTGTAAAATCTGCTGACTTCTCTACTACATACAGAGTTAAATTAAATGGCACAGAAAAGAGCGTGACTACTGGTAACTCTTCTGGCTCTGCTCCTGATACTGTAACGATTGCTAATGACCTAGCTACACAGCTAAATACTATATCTGGTTTTACTGTAACTAGCACCGACTACATAATTAGAATTACTAAGGATGATGGTGGCGATTACACACTAGAAAGTAGCGACACAAAAACAGCAGATGCAACGTCAGCAATAAAAGGAACAGTAGATAGTATTACTGATCTACCAACTATTGCAGAGCATAACTTTACAGTAAGAATACAAGGGTCTGCTACTACTGCTTTTGATGATTACTTTGTTAAGTTTGAAGCCACAGCTGGTAGTGGTTTTGGTCCAGGTGTATGGAGAGAAACTGTTGCGCCAAACATTGACCACTTGTTAGACAAGTCAACAATGCCACATACCTTAGTAAGAAACGCTAATGGTACTTTTACTTTTGCGCAGTTTAACTATACAGGCCGTGTAGCTGGAGATACTACAACCGCACCTAATCCTACTTTTGTAGGCAGTAAAATAAAAAATATTAACTTGTTTAGAAACAGACTTGTATTCCTAGCAGATGAAAATGTTATCCTATCTGCTGCTGATTCGTTTGAAAGATTTTTTCCAGAGACAGTACAAACCTTATTAGATTCTGACCCTATAGATATTAGCTCTGGCGGTACATCGGTTAACTTTTTAAACAGCAGTCTGGCTTTTGCAAATACATTATTGCTGTTTAGTTTGCATGGACAGTTTAGATTAGATACTGGCTCAACAACCGTAGGTACATCACTTACACCAAAGACGGCAACAATTACTGCAATAACTACATTTGATATTGTCGATGCTATTGACCCTATAGGTGTTGGTCGAACTGTTTACTTCGGCATACCGAAAGGAGATTTTAGTGGCTTGAGAGAATATTTCTTACCTGACGCTAGTGGACCAATACCTTTATCAGAAGAAGTAACATCTTCAGTACCTAGATTTGTACCAGGTAATTTAATCAGTATGTCTCCTTCTGTATCAGAAGAAGTAATAACAATGATTAGCAAAGACCAACCACGCAGGGTTTATATTTACAAGTTTTTCTTTGATGATGACCAGAAACTACAGTCATCTTGGTCGTATTGGGAGGTTGCTGCAAACAAAACATTATTAGGTGGCAATGTTTTAGATAGCGACTTATATACTTGTGTTGAATATTCAGATGGAGTGTACCTAGAAAAAACACAGCTAAGACCTGAGACTGTAGATAGTGGTACAGAGTTTGAGATATTGCTAGATAGAAAAACTACAGAAGCTGCTTGCTCTACATCTCTTATAAACTCAAGCGCATTAGGAGTACAGACTGTAATTACATTGCCGTATCCTATGTCGGGCACAGAAACAATGGCAGTAGTAGGTAGGTTTGCTTCAAACAATACTATTGCACATGGACAAGTTATAAAAGCTACAGCTGAAACTCTTACAGGTGGAGCTAGTGGTAACGGAACTATGACTGTACCTGGAGATTTAAGTAGCGCAAAGTTTTTTGTAGGGGAAATATATAATATGACTTATGAATTTTCTACACCATATCTTAAAGAGACACCTCCTGGAGGAGGTTTGGCTGTACTAGCTAACCCAAGACTACAGCTACGAACCTGGAGTATTGTGTTTGATGAAACATCTAACTTCTCTATGAAGATTACACCAGGGCAAAGAGATGAATTAACTTATCCTTTTAACGGATATAAGATAGGTAGTGGTCAGTTTCCAATAGGTACACCTTCTCTAGCTACAGGTAGGTTTAGAGTTCCTGTTATGGCGCAAAATATAGAAACAAAAATTGTACTCTTTAGTGATTCTCCATTACCCTGTAGAGTACAGTCAGCAGAATGGGAAGGATGGTATCAAGAACGAGCGAGAAGGCTATAAAGTTATACAGTCGGCCAGCGACTATAGATGATGTGGCTTACATTGCTGCACGCATGAGAAAAGAAGATCGAGAGGAGTGTTTTGCTAATGCAGGAAGCAGCCCAATACAATCATTATTTGAAGGATATTTTACAAGCAAGCCTTGTATGACTACGATTAGTAGGCATGGTTATCCCATAGCAATGTGGGGATTAAGTAAGACATCTGACACTTCTGCTTCTATATGGTTGCTCGGTTGCGAAAATATGCTTAAAGATACTAGAGACAAATACGAGTTTTTAAGGCAATCTAGGATAGAATTAAAAAAACTACAAAAACTTTACCCTGTTTTGTACAACTATATTGATGCACGAAACACAGTTCATCTAAGATGGTTGTTATATATGGGGTTTACTATCATAAAAAAACACGAAGTTTTTGGTTATGAAGGCCTACCATTCTATGAATTTGTGAAGATTTAATTATGTGTAATCCAGTTGCTATTGGTATTGTTACAGGGGTTATGAGCGTAGGTCAGGCTATTGCTGCCAACGCTGCCCAAAATGCAGCGATAGATGCAGCTAACCTGAGTGACCAGTTTCAATATGAATACAATATGCTCTCTGCGCAAAACCAGAGAAACTATGAAGCAAACCAGGAAACATTAAGAAACGAACAGATGTTCCAAAATCAAGAATTAGCATTGATAGCAGAAGCAAATAAGATGAATGACGCAAACCAAAAGATAAGACAGTTACAAGTTAAATCAGCGCAAGAAACAAGAGAAGCAGATTTAGAGGCTAAGAAACAAAAAGGTTCAATACTAGCGACAGGTAGGGCAGGAGCTAATGTTGCTAATTTGCTTGCAGATGTAAACAGAGAGCTAGGTAAATACGATTACTATTCAGATACAAACTTGGCTTTTGCTACAGGTGGAGTACAGTCAGAGAAAAGAGGATTTATTGCAGAGCGTGCAAGTAGAATTGCAAGCATATCTCCATATCTTAAGAAAACTATTCTTGATCCTATGAAACCTGTACCTAGACCTAATGTAAGTCTAAGTCCATTCTCTATAGGTGCTGGCATTATGAGTGGTGTAAATGCTGGCGTTAACTACAGCATTATGAAAAATCAGTAATGGCAATTTCCCTAGGCAAATCATCAGGCGATAGCAGCCGTAAGACATCAAGAAGATTACTGAGTCAGTATGGTGTTGACGCAACCATTGCTACTAAAGGTCTTACTCCTCCAGGAATAAAAGTATCTGCTCCTATTGTCGATACTTATCAGCAAGTAGAGAGAATGAACGCACCTCAAGTGCAGCTTGGAAGATTTGCTGACATGAGTGTGATGACTGATAACAGTAAGGACTTGCAAAACTTAGCTAACTCACTAGGTCAATTCAGCACACAACTGCAAAACTTTGGTACTTTATACGCTAAAAGAGAAAAGCAAATAGATACAAAAGCAAAAGATTACAGTAAAAGCCTTGCATTACAAAATTTTGGCAGCAAGAAATCTGCTGTAGAAATATTGCAAGATACCAGGGCAGATTTACAAAAGATAGTAGAAGATACTAATTCAACTATTGATGAAAAGAAAGCAGCAGAAAAGAACCTGAACTACATTGATTCAAGAAATAACATATTAGTACCGCATTTACAGTCACAAAACAAAATAGTACATATACAGGCAAATGCTGCAACTTTATCCAGCAAAGCTAGTGGTGCAACAGTTATAAAAAATGGCATAGAAGTACCATTAAGTTCGTTAAGACCTGACGATTCTGCTTATCTTGAATGGAGGCAAAATGCAATATATGGAGATGGAAACGGTGGAATTATACCTCTAAATCAAAGAGAAGGTAGCGAAGTATCTGCTACTGTTTTATCTGCCTATGCAAATGATATAAACAGGCAGGAAAAAGCAGTTATTCAATACAATAAAGATGTATATGAAAAAGAATCTTTAGTACAAGTAGATGGTTATGCAGCGATACATCTTGATAAAAATAATATAGATGATGTAGTAAAAGGTCTTAATTCAATACTAGATGATTCTCGCTTCATGCAAATATACAGAACGAAAGAGGAAAGAGATAAATTTATAGAAAAATTAGTTGCACAATGGCAAAATGCGTTATTTGTTAGAGGTCAAGAGACAGGTGTATTTCTAGAGCCAGATGAAGCATTTGAACCCTGGTTAAAAATAATGACAGGTAAGAAAGAAGATAGGCTAATAAAAGATACTGATGAAAATTCTCCTACATTTGGACAAGAAATAATTAATCCAAAATTACTTTGGCATAAAAGTTTTCAAGAAGGTTGGGAAGCTAATACTAAATACAAGTACAGCCAATCTCTTATTAATGCTAGGAATCAACAAAAAACAACAAAGGTACAGTTAGGCAATAATGCTATAGATAAAATGTTTACAGAAGAAATATTACCTGAGTTAAAAAAGATAGATGAAATGGCAGGGAAAATAGATGGTGGATTTGCTTCTGACAAAGTACAAACAGAACTAACTAAAATAAAACAAACATTTGAAGAAAGAAAGAACGAAATAATATCTGGCGTACCTATTAGATTCCAGGAAGAAGTATTAACCTATGCAAACAAAAAGATAGTGACAAGTGATGGTTTACTATTTGGACCAGAAAGAAAATTACTTTCAACACAGTTAGGGAAAGAATATACACAAGTATTTCTTAACCCACAGAAAGCAGTTGCATTCAGAGATAAGGTCAACAAACTTATGGAATCAGGTGCAATAGATGTAAATGTTGGTATGAACCTAATTAACAGAACTAATACTATTGTTAGTGAGGTAGCAAAACCAAACCAAGAATTTGCAGCAGACATTATTAAAACAAACCTAGATAAATTTGCTAGTTCTAAAGGTAGTGGTTACTTCTATCAATCACCTTCTCCTGGAGGAAAAGAATTTATTTTAGAAGAACAGCTAGAACTTAGTAACGCAGAGCAAAAAATGACGGATGGCGCAAATAAGATAATAGAAGAAGGATTAAAGAATAATAAAAGTACACAAGTTATTAATACAGAACTAACTAAATTTTTCCAAGATACTGATTTTGGTTTAGTTAGTAAGTATCAAAGTAAAAACTTAGATGGAGAAATACCAAAGGCATTTGATTCAATAGATGACTTTAAAAATAGAATGATTGGTGTAGAACAAAGAGGAAAGATTGACAAGAAAGAAGCGACACAATTAGTGACTATGTATAAAAGTGAAATACCTATGTTACCGAAAGAAGATTTAATGAAATTGTTAGACAGTTGGAATACTGATGGCGTAGATGGAGTAGATAAAGATGTCAGAAAAATGCTTAGAGCACTAAAGAAATACAATGGTGTAACTCCATATCAATTCTTTAATAACCAATTACAAAAACATGGAATTAGTTTTTCAGATATGCAAATACAAAATGGAGGAGTAGATCAATTTAATAAAAAATACTCAAAGATAAATACCAACACACCAAAGCCTCCTAGCTTTATACAAAAAATTGCAATGCTCCCTGTCGAACTATTGCTTGGTGGATCTGTCATGGCAGGAGAAGTTAACAATAATCCTTATAACTACATCCCTCCCGAAGGTACACAAACAATTCCTAGTATGTTAAAGATTGCACTTACTTCTGATTTTACAGAGGATGAAGCAGTAATTATGGCAGCTATAGGAATGGCAGAATCTAGTGGTAGACCACACGCACATAACACAGAAGGAGATGATAACAGCTACGGATTATGGCAGATAAATATGTTAGATAGACCTGGATTTATGATGGGAGAGGAGCGCAGAGGCCAACTTGCGTTAGACTCAAATGAGCAGCTGTTCGATCCAATAGTTAATGGTCAAGCAGCCAAGTATATCTATGATATGCAAGGTTTTGATGCTTGGACAGTTTACAAGACAGGTGCTTACAAAAAGTACTTGCCAGCTGCCCAAGAAGCTCTTAATTCACTATCTAACTAATCATGCCTTTTGAAGAATATAAAGACGAAAACGGAGAAACTAAAACTCGCTACGTTGCTCCAGAAGGGACAATATCTAAAGAACCAAAAGAAGGTTTTAAGGAGGGTGGAGATTTTGATTTAGGTGCAAGTATCGGCAGAACATTTGGACAGGCTGGTAGAGACTTTGTGCAAAACTTATATGATTCTGTTTACGATGAATTAGCTACATATAATCCTACTGACGCATTAACAAATGTAATGGCAGGTGGAAATCTATACGAAACTATTACAGGTAGAGATTTTTTTACTAACAAACCTAAAAAAGCTGAACCAGGAATAATAGGTAAAGCATTTAATATGCAGCCTACTACTTTTGAAAATCCAGATGCAGATATACCTTTTTTAGGTAAACCATTTGACAATGTTGCGCAGAATAATGCAGAACACATGATTGGTGGGTTGCTGGCTTCAATAGGTCAGTTTGCTTTAGTTGCTAAAGGATTAAAAGCTAAAGGTGTCAAAGTTCCGCAAGTGCCTTTATTTAAAACAAGAATGAAAACTAAACTTGCAAGCAAAGCACCTGGATTAAAAGGTTTTGGAGATAGAATACAAGGTAGATTTATACGAGGTGCGCAAGAAGGTTGGCTTCCTGGAGCAATAAATGACTTTGCTATAGAAGATCCTTGGGATGGCAACATGGTTAACTTGCTTGCTAGTGGCGTACCTGATGGAAAATTAAAAAATTTATTAAATGAGTTTGCAGTTACAGAAGATGATACGTTGGCAGAAGCAAGATTAAAAAATGGTGTAGTAGGCACACTTATAGCTGGTCCATTGTTAGGAGGTTCACTAGAGCAACTAGGAGGCGGTAAAAGAGAAACCTTAATAATGCTTGACGCTATTGCGGATTATTTTACTAAAGGTGCAAAGGTTGCTAAAAAAGCAAACAAAGCCAGAGGTATAAAAAATCCTTTAAAGGAACTTACAGATCAAGAAGCAGCAAATGTAGAAATTGTAAAACTTACAGGCAGAGAAAAAAAGTCAGCAACAGAACAGGCTATAGAAATTATCCAGGAGCAAGATAAAATACAAAAAGCAAAAGATTTTCCAGGCACAAGCGGACAGCAACTTAACACAGATGGCATAGATCAAAGTGAGATAGAATTTAACGATTCATTAAACGAATTAGAACAATCTAGAAAAAATTTAGAAGTAAAAGCATCCAGGCAAAAGTTTATAGCTGAATCGACAGGCGGTATAGATGAAGCAAAAAGTTTAGATTTGCAGCCTGTACCTAGCTTAGAACTTGCAACTATTGGGGTAAATGAAATTGCTGTTAATCCACAAAGGTTTCAATTTAAACAAGCAGGACAAACGCCAACTGGACAAAGCGGATCTCTAACAAAGATAACAAAATATAATACTGATTTAGCTGGTGTTGTAAGTGTATGGAAAGATCCAGCTGACGGCAAAACTTATGTTGTTAATGGACATAACAGATTAGCAGCAGCAAAAAGACATCAAATACCAACTGTAAATGTAAGGTATCTTGATGCTCCAGATGCAGCAACTGCAAGGGTAAAAGGTGCTATGCAAAATATTGCAGAAGGTAATGGTACAGGTGTCGATGCAGCAAAAATAATTAGAGAAACAAGGATGGGCGTAGAGGAAATGGTACAGCAAGGTATCAGCCCTAGCGGTGTAGTTATGAAGAAAGCTATACCTTTGTCAAAACTACCATCAGGATTATTTGACCAGGTTGCTACAGGGAAACTTACAGAAGATATGGGTGTAGCAATAGGAAGTAGCAATGCACCAGATCAGGTAATGTTTGACCTAGCAAAAGCTGCAAAGAAAAAAGGCTGGAGTGCAGCTAAGACAGCAGAGGCTGGATTAATAGCAAAACAGTCAAGTGTATTTGAAGTAAAAGATCCTAACGCTCTACCTCTTCTTGGTTATGACACACTTATTACATCTAACTTCGAGAAACAACTTAATGTACGCATTGCAATTAGGCAGCAGTTAAGGTCAGAAATAAACGCACTAGGAGTTGCTGCGAACACAAAGAAAGCAGGAACATTAACAGATGCAGGAAATGTTATTGATGTTGATGCAAGTAAAGCTGCAAGAGATGAATCACTCCAAGGGGAAATTGTATTTAACAGACTTGTTGGAACAGAAGGCAAGCTAAGTGATTTAGTTAATGACTTGATAAAACAAGTCAAAGGAAATAAGAAAGCTGCTACTGTCGTACAAGCAAACATACAAAAAATAAAAACAGTTTTAAAAGAAGAAGCAACTTTAACTACTAATAAAAAGCAAAATGTTGTAGCAGCAAAGGAGCAAGCGGAAAAGTTTGTAGATGAAGTACTAATGAAAGAAGATGGATCTAATTATGAAACTAATGCAGTTAAAATTTTTGAAGGCACAGATCAGTATTTAGAAGCTAGAAAGTTAGAACTACAAAAAGAAGGATTCCCACTTAGCACAAGACAATTAAAAAATATAGAAAAATTTAGCGGAGATGATCCAAGAAGTTTTGCTAGAAAATTAAAAAAAGATTATCATTTGTTTCATGTAAAAATAACTTCAGATGAATTTATAAATAACATTGCTAATAAATTTGGATCAACAATAGATGAAGAAAAAAATTTATTAGAATTTAGTGCCGAGGCCAATAAAGTATATGATGCTGAACTAAAAAAACTAGAAGAAAAATACAACGCATACATGAAAGCTAGTAATAACGAAGAGCGTTTAGCAAGAGATCTAGAATACAAAACTATTGTTGAAGAACAGACAAAAAGAGGCGGTATAAACAATAATCCTACAGAAATAAATAAAACACCTGATACGACTTTTGTTAAAGAAACAACAGAGACAGTAGCTACAGGCACATCAAACATTATTACAGAGCCAGAACTACCTAAAAGACTGAAAGGAGCTAAGTCCAGGTATCGTCAGATGCGTGTATCTTTTGATAATGACATTGATAAAGCTGTTTATATAGTCACTAAACGACCTAACAGAAGAACAATCGTAGAAATGACAGGTGGCAGTAGAAATAATCAAGACTACATAAAGTTTTTAATGGATGATAATGGCTTTACAGAGCAGGATATTATTCGCATAGCAGATAGTTTGTATGATGATTTTAAGGCTAACTACAGAGAAGGCATAGAGTATGTAGCACAAGCTGGTTACAAGTCATTAGGTTACAAGTCAGGACAGCTAAGTTTAGATCCACTTAACGGAATAAATCCAATACATAAGAGATCCTACGGAACACTAGGTAACGACTATACAGGCATGAATATGCTGAACTATAGAGAGAAGTTTGAGCTATTAGAAGAAATACAAAGAATGGCTGGCAAGGATGTAAACGTACAGTTTGTAGCAGAACTAGAAGGTACGCTTACTGCTAAACAGGCAGCTGACTACGGCTTAAGAGAAGGCGATACATATAGTGCAGCTGGAGAATTTATTGTTGCTAAAAATCCAGCAGATGATTTAATAATGATTTCTATGTTTAGTAAGGGTGGATATAGAGGTTTTGGTAAGCTACTGAGAACTGCTTTCCACGAATCATTCCATAGAATACAAAAACGATTATTAAGCAAAGCAGATCAAAAAGCTCTGATAGTAGGAGAAAAAGAGATCAGAGAGTTAGCTGCTAAGACTATGCCAGAATTTAGAGACAGCATCCTCGATGGCACATTAGGTAGGCAAGAGATAGAAGCTATAGCATTTAGTGATTGGTATATGCGTAATACTGATTATCCAAAGGCAACCTGGGCAGAACCATTTAAGAAAATTGCACAAATTATTGAGCGTACAGGAAACTTTTTAAAAGGTAGAGGCTATCAAACTTGGGATGATGTATTTGAAAGATCAATGCGTGGAGAGACAGCAGAACAGGCTGCAGCAAGTGACCTCATTGCACCAGCGACACAACTTGCTATTGATCCTCCAGATCCAGACAAACTAGCTAATGAAATAAAGAAAAATATAGAAGCAATAAATAACGGAGATATGAGTATAGAAGAAGCTCTTAAGAACCAGGCAGCAGATGAACCTAGAAGGTTAATTAGTCGTAGCGGTAAAACACAATATGTAGAGACACCTAGCGAACAATTAGCTGCGTCTTACAAAGCATTTAACGATTTAATATATAACCTTACATTTGATAGAGCAGAAGCTACAGGCATAGCAAATCTTGATAGAGCTATGTTGTTTAACCAGGCTGTAGATAAGTTAAGGATGGATGGTGGAGATTCCGATGCAATAATATCAAGCGTAGAAAGAGCATTAAAAGGAGATCCAAGATCAGCAGATGATTTAATTGCTATAGCTACATTGCAACTGCAAACAGACATTGTAAGAAATAAGACAGGAATACAAAGCCAGGCATACTTATCTGCTCCTGAGTCGGAAAAAGGTGTTGAACTGCAAAGGCTAAAAGCAATGTTAGGAGAGCAACTAAAACTAGATGTTGCATATATGAGTGTAATGAGAAAGACAGGTCAAAGATTAAGTATGGGTAAGCTAATGTTTAGAGCAGATGATGTAGATTTATCTGATTTACCTAGTGAAGTAACTCTTAGAAAAGGTACATCTAACGAAGCTGGTGCAAAAGTATTACAAGATGGCTTTGACGTTACCCAGGAGACAGGTGCTATGGGTCAAGCTGTCTACTTTACTACTGACGAAAGCAGTATAAGAGTAATGGATGGCTACGATAATGCGGAGATTTATGGCGATTTAATTAACGACATAAAAATATTAGACCTATCTGCAATGAATAAAAGGTTAACTGATTTAGTAACTGACTTAGGATTAGGCAAGGTAAAGAAAACTAAAAATGGATTAGAACTAAACCCTGCGCAAATAGAAGGCATAAAAGCATATTTAGCAGATAGAGGCTATGCAGGAATAAGATACGAACCCAGAGATACAGGTCGCCCTAATGCACCAGCTGACGAAATAGCTATCTTTGACAATAATTCTGCTAACAGAATAGTAGGATCTGATGCAAGCGTACCTCTTAGCGCAACTCCAGAAGCACCAAAAAGAACCCTATTAGAACAAGCTATCGCAAAGTCAGAGGATTTATTAAACGATAAGTTAGATCCTAAATTGCTAGATGCTATAGAAAGCGGAGAGCTAACACAGGAGGCAATAGAACTTGGAGATGTTATGGTAGCTATCTCTAACTATTCGCAAAAAAATAGAGGATTTAACAAGCACATATCTGACTTAATAGAGCAAACTCCTAAAGGTGGTTTGACACAGAGAAGATTACTTAACTTTTATCGAGGCGCAATACTGTTATCAGGAGAAACTACCTGGAAGATGATGATAGGTGGTTTATACAGAGCAGCTACATTGCCTGTAATACAAACTATGGGAGGCTTTACTAGAGGCATAGGTCAATCTATAACAGGAAACAAAGCAGAAGCATATAAGAGTTTTAGAAGAGCAAGATTAGGAGCAATGATATATGGACAGTATTACCAAAACTTAGGTAACGCTTTTCGTCTTATGGGTGCAACATTAATGGAGAATGAAACCTTTGGTAATTTAGGTGTAGATCAGATGCAGCTAAGAACTAATAGCAGATTTAATCCTACTGACCAACTTAGCCTAGGGAGTGACGAAGTACAGGTAAACAAGAAAAGTGATATATGGCACGCAGATCCAAACAATAAAAACTTTCTTGCTAATGCTGCATTAAGAGTTATAAGCTTAGTACCTAAAGCTACAGGTCGTTTAGCTGGTGGTGTAGATACATTTATGAGTTCTTTAGTTGGACCAAGTATGGAATATGTTAGGTTTTTAGACCAGGAGTTATATCATGCAGAGACAGTATTAGGTATGCGCCCTGGTTCTGATGAAGCATTTAACTATGCAAGTGATAGGGCTGTTGAGTTAGTTAAGGCAGAGATGGTAGACGTAACACTTGCTAATGGTAAGAAGATAGAAAATGGTGCGCTTACTGGTCAAAATGCAAGATATATTATGGATTGGGTTAACTTTACTGACTCACTAGATGTTGTACCAGCACCAAGAACATACGACTATGGTGTAAGAAAAGCTAGAGAAAGTGGTATTACAGATCCTTTAGACGTACATAACTTTGCAAATAAATATGTAAATGAAGGTAGCAATATATTTAACCAGGATGGTGTAGTTGGTGGTATGGCAAAAGCATCGCAAGCTGTAGGACTTGTACCAAAAGCATTAGGAAACGTGGTAGAAAACTATCCTGCATTTGGCCTTATATATCCACTACCTAGAGGACCAATAAATATTATTAAAGCAAGTGCAAGAGCATTTCCTATTACCGCACCATTTGTAGATACATTTTGGAGAGATATAACCTCAGAGGATTTATTTACAAGAGATAGAGCTATAGGAGAAATGGCATTAGGCACTACAACACTAGCTGGTGGTATAGCATTGCTATCTACAGGATTAGTTGAGTTTACTGGCTTTAGGTCTACTAACTATAGAAACAGAGAAGTTGGACCAGAAAGCGTAGAAAGAGGTAGAGAGCCTATGAGTATAAGGTTTAAAAATCCATTTAGTGACAGCGAAGAATGGACACCCTGGTACTCATTACAAACCTTTGATACATTAAGCAATATTTTTGGTGCAATAGGAGAATACGCAGAAGTTGCTAATAGCCTTACAGAAGAAGAAAAAGAAGTAGAAAGCTCTATAGTTGCAATGAAGATTGCACACGTTGCAAGAGCATTAGGTATGGGTCAATTTAGCAAACAGATACTATCTAGTATTACTGAACTGTTTGACGTTGTAGCTGGATTTGATGAAGATGCTGCAAGAAGAATGAAAAAAGGTAAAACTGGTGCATTTAGTAGATATATAGAAAGAAAACTATCATCATTACTAGTACCAGCTGCTATTAGAAAAATTAATATAGGAGAAGCAAGAAGAGATATTGTAGCTAGTGAACTACCTTTTCCATTTAATGTTTTATCAAACACAGGTCAAAGAATATTATTACAAGTACCTGGAGCAAGAGAAGGACTGCCACCTGTATTACATAACTACTCAGGAGATCCTATAAACGACAGAGATTACGCTGGCACAGGTGCAATACCAGAAGATATGCCCTGGCTAAAATTTTTCTATAAAATGCTAACACCTACTTCTGCATTTCCTAGTCGCTCTAAATCTACACATCCTGTCGATGTAGAACTAAGTAAGTTATATGGTAAAGGCTCTAACTACAAACCCTGGAATGATAATATTTTTAATTTGCCAGACAGAGTTCTTAACAGAGAAGAGTTAAATAGACTGATAACTATAGGTACAAAAGAAATTAAAAACGAAGCTGGCAATAATCTATGGGAAGAACTTACAGCATTAGTCACAATAGATCCAGTTTATGCCTCTCTGCCGTATGATGTTAGCAGCGATGTCGAAAACCCCAGGATGACGATGATTAAAAATGTCGTTGCTGAGTTTAAACAAAAAGCAAAAGATAAGTTCTTAGAAGAAAGGCCAGATATAAACAGCCTTATAGAAGAAAGAGATCAAAAGATCATTGATAAACAATACACAAGAGATAGACTAAATAGTATGAACGACAAACAAAGTCGCAATGATTCTAACCAATTCCTAGCTCAACTTAACTAATGGCTTTCGCACAACGCATAATAACTAGCAACTCAGCTGGAGATCAGGAGTTTACTTTTACCTTCGATTACATCAAAGAAGAGCATATTAAAGTATTTGTTAATTTTGTAGAAAAAGCACAAGGTACAGGAAGCAACGAGTTTCAAGTAATAACCAATACAACACCAAAAAAGATAAGTCTTAATACAGGGTTATCCGCAGACAATACCAGGGTAGAAATAAGAAGAGTATCATCACTATCTACTCCGTTAGTTGATTTTACAGATGGTTCAACACTTACAGCTGCTGATCTAGATACAGCAGAAAAACAAAGTTTGTTTATAGACCAGGAGTTAGATGACGCACTTAAACAAGGTATATCTATAGATACAAGTACAGGTGTTCCAACACTAAACAGTCAGAGACTATCTAATGTTTCAGATCCAGTTAATGCTCAAGATGCAGTAACAAAAGCATATTTAGAGAGAAGTGGCAGTATTACATCAACACAAATTGCAGACGGAACTATTATTAATGCTGACGTAAATGCAAGTGCAGCTATAGCTGGAACTAAAATATCTCCTGATTTTGGTAGTCAGAATATTGCTACATCTGGAACAGTTGATGGTAGGGATGTATCTGCTGATGGTACAAAACTAGATACTATAGAAACCAATGCTAAAGACGATCAAACAGCGGCAGAGATAAGAACACTTGTAGAAAGTGCTAGTGATAGCAACGTGTTTACTGATGCAGACCATACTAAATTAAATAATATTGAAGCTAATGCAACTGCCGATCAATCTAATGCTGAGATAAGAGCAGCAGTAGAAGCAGCTTCAGATTCCAATGTATTTACTGATGCAGACCATACTAAACTAGGTAATGCTGTAACTCTTACAGATACACAAACACTTACAAATAAGACATTAACTACACCTGTTATTAATGATCTTAGTGGTACTGCTGTTATTACCTCTGGTACTTCTACAAGTGATAATAAAATTTATTCTGCTAAACGTGCAGGGGAAATATTTTATGGAAAAGATACTGTAGGAGA